AATATGCAAGAACCAATGGTGATAGGGAGTTTACCTGGTAAACCATCGGAGTTGGCAGACACCTCTAAAGGTTTCTATGACCCTAACGGTGTTTATCCGAAGTACAAGGATGAGGTTGATACTAATAGACTGGCGGTTAATGATAGTAACGCACCACATTTAGGTTTAGAATTAAGAAAATTAACGAGGAAGACTGGCGTCCCAACTGCCGACTTTGACGCTATTGACATTACAAAACATGTAAGCACAGAGATAACGGCAAGTGATTCGGATGTATGGTCTCAACCGATTGTACCTTACGCCGCCGTTTATCCTTACAATCATGTGTTTGAGTCAGAGAGTGGACATATCATAGAGATAGACGACACCAAAGACAACGAGAGGTTGTTTACATCACATAGAACAGGCACCTCACAGGAGATATCTCCTGATGGTACCCAGGTTAATATAATTAAAGGCGACCATTATAACATAGTATCAGGTAAAAGGCAAGCGATTATTGAAGGCAATGCCGATATTACTATAGGTGGCAGGCATAAGATATTCATTAACAAGAATGGTCAAGCAAATAACCACTACGATATACAGATAGGTCCTAATGCGTCTGTGAATATACAAGTAGATAAAGGCGATATGAATGTGGTACTAAAAGATGGTAAGATGAATACCAATGTGGCTGGCGATTACAATATGAAGGTTGGTGGTAATATGAATTTAGATGTGCGAGGCAATAAGAGTGAAACAGTAAGTGGTAATAAGACAAGTAATACAACAGGTAATGTTATTCATAGAGGTGCAAGAATAGACTTAAATCCATAAAACCACCAGAAAAAGCGCTATTTAGGAAGTAAAGTGATTCGCTAAACTATAAATGCAATAACATCCTTTAAACACATATCCAAGGTAAATAACATTAATAGGACTTGAAGTCTATATTAGGTTTTTTAAATAGAAATTTTCCGAGGATATTTTTCCTCTTCCAAAGTCGCACCATAACATGATACACTCCGATAGGTAATGGTATATGTATTACTCTCTTACCTCTTACTAGTATCATATCGCCTATTAGACGGCCACTTATAATACTAAACCCTACACAACCTTTAATCATCATCTTCTTCTAATTCTTCTAATCTTCTTTGTTCTTGTTCTTCTCTAAAACCTTCCATTAATACTTCATGTAGGGTTTTCTCTCTATCGAGTCTTTCCTTTTTGTGTAGTTTGGATTGTTTGAGGCTTATGTCTAATATCTTTTGTTCTTCGGTTACAGTTTCAAGAAAGTCTTTCTTTTTCATATTATATCAAATGTTCCTAATATCATACAGACTAGTACATAACCTAGGTAACCTAGTATTACATACCCAGCAATTCTTTCTGGCCAACTAAACAGTTTCTTTTCTTTCATCTAAAAAAGTAATCTTTCAGTATATCTTCAATGTAGAAGTATAGAAAGGTTATTATTACAATCCAACTTACAAGGGTGGTTATTATTAGTTTCTTCATATATTTTTTCATAATGGTATTATACTGTATTGTTGTGATAATGGCAACCATAAGATTATGTCGCAGCTTCTCAGGTTGCTAACTATTATATATAACGGTGTCCGTCCTCCAGAGGAAGCTCCAGAGTACCTATTCCATAAATACTTTGATGGACTCACACACTAAGAGGAAGATTAAGACCTCTATTATTATGTTCTTTTTGTTCTATCTGGTACTTCAATGTACGATTAACTAAAAATTCGGACTCTCGGAATCTCGGAAGTTCTTTAAGTATATTACAGTTTTGTTACATTTGAAATACCTCTAATAAATAAAAGTGTAACAATCAATAGAGGCTATTAATGACTAAAGACGCTCTCACAAAACTCTCAAAAAAGGTAATCAAAATGGAATTAGGTAATCCTATTATAACAGCTTTGGTAGGGTTTGTTGTATTCTATATAGGTCTAAAGATGTTTTCAGGTGGTATGAAATCTATGGGTAATTTGGAACACCTATCTTACTTCACAAATAATATAGTTTTCATGTTTTTTGGTGGTATTGTTATGACTTTATTGTGGCAATCTTCATCATTATCAACAACGGCAATTATTGCCTTGGTCGCTTCTGGTGCCATACCATTACCTGCGGCTATAGCCTGTGTCCTGGGTGCCAATCTAGGAACGACAGGAACGATATGGTTGGCAGGGTTATTAGTATCTGATGGTATGCCAAAAGGTGATACACTACGAATTGCTATTGCCCATACAGGGGTCAATCTATTCATGGCCGCTACATTATTGCCATGGGTTGGGGCAATTGCTAAATTTTTGACCAGAATTACATAGAACATTACAAGAACAAATGGGGTGTTGCGAAAATACAACACCCCTAATCTATTAAGTCATTGAAAAACAACACTTTTAATTTAAAAAAAAGTGTATTTTTTATTTGACTTTCTATTATTTATAGTATATAGTATACCTATAATAACAAAGAAAGAGACTATATTATGAGAATCAAAACTACTAGAAACAACTTATTAAAATATAAAAATACTCCATTTGACGGACAAGATTATGAGACAGTTGCTAACCTTATCTATGGTAGACAGTTTATTGCCGCTACTAATTTTATTGATATGTTAGATACGATGGTTAGAGATACAATGAAAATTGTTATTATCAAATCATGTCCAAAGATTTCTATGGAAATGTTTGGTGCGACAGAATTTTTATACGGAGACGAATAATAACGCTTGACAAATACACCATTTTGGTGTATAGTAGAACTATAATAACAAAGAAAGAGACTATATTATGAAACTTGAATTTAACAACCTACCTGATATCTTAGAATTTATCAAGTACAAATCTAACAAAGATAGTTTGTTCTTATTAGAGTGTGCGATTAGAGACGCTAAGTCTAACTCTAAACATGACTTCAAAAGAGGAGACCATGTTGTCTTTGGAAGACCTAACGGTCGTAAGAGACCTGGTGTTATCTTAACAATTAACCCTAAGAAGGCTGTCATCAGAGACACCAACCTTGGTGGTATGTGGAGAGTTCCCTACTCTTTAGTGGAGGCAGCGTAATGAAAAAAATGTTATACGATTTTATGTTTGACAATCAGATACCTTTCACTTACCCACCGTATAGTGAAATGTCATTGATGAAAAAAATTGATATCAAGTATTTGAAATTTGTTAAAGAGTTTATCAGAAAGAATAGACTACAATTGAGAGTTAGGTATCGTGGTTCATCTACGGATACTTATAGACGTAACCCGAGTTATGTCTTAATGAACGAAGCACAAACTTTTGCCTTATATGAAAGGTAAAATATTTTGGATTATATTATTTGTTACGGCACTCTTAGTGCCGTTCTTTATTGGCCAAGCCATTGACGGTGAACTGTTTACTTTAGATTTAGAATTGAAAGAGTTTTGGAAGTTTGGTGTGAGGGAGTGTAGGTTATGTTAGAGAAGATTTTGAAGTGTAAGATGAAGTATGATAAACTCGCCATGAGAGAACCAAGGAGTGGTCGACAAGTGTATGACCGTATCGTCTGGGAAAGACTTCGAAAAATCTTAATTCAACGATACGGTCGTTTTGATTAACCTCGTATCTCGTCCGCTGATACTTCAGGGACAACTATCTCAGGTTCACTCTCAAAAACAATCTTTGGTACTGGTACTTCGTCAATCATCTTCGCAGCCTCTTCACCATATTGGTGACCAAGCCAGAAAGCGAATATAACAACCACTACATAGAAAAGTTTTTTCCAGCGATTTTTAGTTATGTCTCTCATCTTAGTTTCCTATTTTGCTGAATGTCTCTGCCATAAGTTGACAGCGATCCAAGCAATTAGACCCCACTTGACTACTGCCATCACTGGTAGTATTCCTGTAAAGATTGATACTGCTAATATGATTAGCCCATAATCTTTCCATGCGCCTAAATCTTTGATCCATTTATCCATTGTTTTTCTCCTTGTTTATTTGTTTAGAACGTAAATTTCGCACCTGCGCTATAATGTTGTAGGTCTGTGCCAGTATCTAAATCGTCCTGTTGCATCTCGGCATAGACGGTTAGGCTGTCTGTCATTGAATGACTTAGACCATAAGTCATATACGTTCCTGTACCTTCTTTATCTCCGTAACCA